AGTGACTTCCGAAGCTATCAAGATCGCTCGGGAAACACTGTGCAAACCCTTTGAGGGTTACGCCAAACGCTTGCCTGACGGGTCTTGCAAAGCCTATCCTGACCCCGGCACAGGCGGGCACCCTTGGACTATTGGGTGGGGCAGCACCGGACCCGAGGTGACGCCTGATACGGTGTGGACTGAAGCACAGGCGCAGGAATCGTTAGACAATCATCTGCTGCATTTCTGTGCGGGGGTGCTAAAGCTGTCCCCGATCCTTCTAAAGCAACCCGCACGCAGACTTGCGGCTATCATCTCTTTCGCGTACAACTGCGGTCTAGGCAACTACCGCATCTCGACACTCAAGAAGCGCGTAGATGCTCAAGATTGGTCGGGAGCGCAAGAAGAAATCGTAAAGTGGAACAAGGCCGCAGGCAGGGTTATGAAAGGGCTAACCCTTCGGCGGCAAGCTGAAGCTGCCCTTTTAGGATAAGACAAGATGCCATTTAGTAGCGCAAGCGGTAAGGATTTCATTCGTTCACTCAACCTCAAAGTCAAAACAGTTCTTGATGTCGGCGCAGGCAGCGGCACCTACAAGGACTTGTTTCCTGATTTGGGTAAAGAATGGACAGCGGTGGAAGTTTGGGCACCGTATGTCGAGAAGTACAACCTAGCGGCCAAATACGATAACGTCATTGTTGATGACATTCGTAGGCTAGATTTTTCTGAGCAGTACGACCTTTGCATTCTTGGCGATGTGCTTGAGCACATGACGGTTGAGGAAGCCAAGGACGTATTCGCCAAGCTCAAGAAGTGCTGCGCCACCGTCATCATCAGTATTCCCCTGGGGCACTATCCTCAAGGTGAGTTTGACGGCAACCCATATGAAGCTCATGTGGTTGACAACTGGACGCATGAGCAAGTTATCAATATTTTTGGGCATCCTTACGCCCATCACATTGACAAAGAAATTGGCGTATACGTCTATCGCAAACACAAGATTGCCGTGTATGCGATCAGCAAGAACGAAGAACAGTTTGTAGAACGATTCTGCGCGTCAGCTAAGGACGCTGACCTGATCCTAATTGCCGACACCGGCTCTGAGGACGACACCGCAGTCAAAGCTGCCGAGTGTGGCGCTACGGTCTACGACATCTGCATCACGCCCTGGCGCTTCGACAAGGCGCGGGACGCGGCACTAGCCTTGATCCCTCGGGACATTGATATTTGCATCAGTCTCGACCTAGACGAAGTGCTAGAGCCGGGATGGCGCGAGGAAATCGAATGGGTGTGGAAGCTCGGGGAAACGACCCGGCTGCGCTATATGTTCGACTGGGGCCACAACATTCGGTTCAAGTACGAAAAGATTCATGCTCGCCACGGCTATCGGTGGCATCACCCGGTCCACGAATACCCGGTGCCGGATGGCCGAATCAACGAAGTCTATGCCGAGACAGATGAACTACTTGTCAGTCACCACCCCGACCCGACCAAGAGCCGGGGACAGTATCTCCCGCTGCTTAGGATGGCAGTTGCTGAAGACCCTCGCTGCCCTCGGAATGCTTTTTACTTTGCTCGGGAACTGACGTTCTATCGTCTGTGGGATGAGGCGATTGACCGGCTCAATTACTACCTGAAGATGCCCGAGGCGACTTGGCAGAACGAACGCTGCTACGCGATGCGCCTGCTGTCGGAAGCCTATCAAGCCAAGGGCGATTATTGGCAGGCACTCACCTGGGCGCGCAGGGCCACCGCTGAGGCACCCTACACGCGAGAGCCTTGGGTTCGGGTGGCTGAGTTGGCCTACTCAACGCACAATTGGCCTGAGTGCTATGCGGCTTGTCGAACAGCCCTTGAGATCAAGGACAAGGCGGCTGTATACACAATGGACCCGTCAGTGTGGACGGAGAAGCCTCACGATTACCTAAGCATCGCGGCATGGCACCTGGGCATGAAGGCCGAGGCACTTGAGCATTGCAAAAAAGCTTTGGAATTTGCGCCTGATAACCCGCGCTTGAAGTCAAACCTCGCTATGATTGAAGCGTAGTTGCCTCTCTCCTTCCCGAGTTGTTAGGGCATGCTCGGGTTAGCCCCCCTTCGAGGGGGCTTTCTTTTTCCACTCGACAAGAATCGCTTGCTCTAGCTCGGCTCTGGCTCTAGCTCCACGCTTCTCTTCCACACCGAGAAGATATGGTCCACGCTCTGCACGGGGCTTTGAGAGGACGTATCTGGCTTCACACTCGCGCCGCCACGCCTCCCCGTATGTAGGATTTCTTCTACATTCGGCAGCAAGAAACTCTCTGACGTTGAGAAGATATGCTGGTTCGGACACCGCCTTCTTCGGTAAAAGCGGTCCTCCCGTTTGCGCTTTTCCAGCACCTTGGTCTTTTCGCCGCATACCGGGCAAGCTACTGATTTTCCCTGGCTATTCGATTTCGGATTGAGCACTTCTTTTCCAATTGTTCGATGCGTTCGTAAGCCCTTAAAAGGGACGATTTGAGGAAGCCATTGATGTAGACAGCCCTGGCTCTGGCGCTGAAGTCATCTTGCGAGATGCCAAACAGTTCGTAGGCTTTTTCTTCAATGAATAGCATGTCATCTTTGATGCGTTCTTCTGGTGTCATGGTCTTTTGAGTTTGCTATGTGATAGCCACGCTCAAACATAGAGCAAGATCAGCACCAGTGTTATAGGCAGCACAACGTATGCGCCGCAGATGACAAGTGCGGTTGAGATTGTTTTTGCCTTGTGCCGGCCAAGGTCAGCAATTGGGTATCCAACCGTGAACTCGCAGTCGGCCATCGTGCGCGGGGTAGTAATGTTTTTCATGGTCAGAAGGGAATGTCCATGTCATCGGTTGATTGCTTCTGCGGCTCTTCTTGCCGGGGCTTGCTGCCGACAAAGTGAACCTCGAACACCGTGCCGGTCAGCTTGACTCCCATGCCGCCATCGTTCTTCTTGTATGTCTCAACGTGTACGTCCTGAACGTCTAAGAACAGCTCGGTGCCCTTCTTGAGATACGGCGCGACCTTCTCGCCGCGTTCTCCAAAGAATGCAATATCAATCCATTGCGAAGGCTTTTTGCCATCTTGCCCAGGCTTGCCGTAGTTCCATGCAATTGACATGTTGACCACGGGCTTGCCTTGTCCGGTGTAACGCAGTTCTGCATCCTTGCCGAGTCTTCCGACTCCGATTAGCTTCATCATTTGATGTTCCTCAGTTTTTCAACGATAGCGTCAACTTCTGCCCGGAATGACCGGACCTCTTTTTCCAAGTCTTCGATCAGCTTGGAATCTCTTGGCACCCGCACGATCAGCAACTGGTGCTGCTCGGGGAAGCGCGGGTCATAGCTCACGAATTCGCAGAACTTCCGACCCGTGCATGCCATCTGCCACTGCATTTGCAACATGTAGCCGGTGTCCGGTTTGCGCGAGATCAGATTGCGTAGGTGTTGCTTGGATTCCGGGCACTTGATCTCAATCAGACCATCCTCGCCCACCAGACCATCTGGGCTGGCCGCAGACATCGGAATGCTTGGGTGGTCATAGATGCCGACCTCCTGCACAAAGTTGCCGGTGGCGACCTCATAGGCGGCGCGTGCCTCCGGTTCCTTGTCAATGCCCCATTGCATCGCTGCTTTGACAAACCCTTCAGCCTTGCGTTGCGTCAAGGTTTCCAGCGCCAGCTCCACCGCATAGTTCTCACGCGAAGCGGAATATCCGGTCTTGGTCTTGGCGCAAATGTCATCCATGCGCGATGCCGTAGCCTTGCCTAGTCTGGCGGCGAACCATTCGTCTGTGCGCTGGTCCATTAATCATCACCATTTAGTTTGACGCATTCACCGTCAACCCATTCACACACAGGTTCGTCAGCAACCGACAGCACAAAATTTTCTAAGTCGGGATCGCCCCCGCAGCCGATGACCACATAGCCAAAGTCGCCAATCTGAACAATCACGGGTGCATTGGTGTTTATGAACTCATCAAGATCGCGCCCATTCATCGCGGCTTCGGTTCGCGCTTTTTGAGCGTCAAGCATGGCTTGAAACACAAAGTTCATCGAAAGAGGTTGTAGAAGCATCATTTCCCCTTTTTCTATCGTGAATTCGCATCAATCCACTTCGCCCATTCGATAGCAACTTTTTCATCTTTGGTGCGTTGCCCGCCGGGAAGAACCCAGCCCTCTTTGAAATGTTGCATCTTGCTGTTCTGGGTTTCAGTTCCCCACAAGATGCGGCCCTTGCCGATCTGAATGTTGCGGTAGTCAATAAAAATCTTGTATCCGTCGTCTTGGTTCTCTTTCATCATTTCTCAATCCTTTCGTTCATTGGAAGTTGTCAAAACATCACGCCACATCATTCGCAGCTTTGATCAAGCTGTCGCGGTGCTTGGTCCAAAACATGTTTTTCAGTTTGCCCTTCGGCAACTTTTCAAACTTGTCGTTCAATTCCTTGATGCCGCGCAGCGCAACAGCGCGGAAGTCATCAAGGTGCTGGGCTTCATACTCTGCAAATTCATCACTTGGGGCGACTTTGCTGGCCTGATGCCCATCGTCATCCTCCGGCGCGATGCCGCAAGCGGTCATCAGGCTATACCGGCGTGCATAGGTCAACGCAGAGCCGTAACCCTGCGCGTCCTTTTTGTTGGCCGGTACATGCAGCTTGCCGGTTGAGTAGCTTTCGCCAGACTCATGCAGGAACACGGTTTCCACCGTGACCCCATCGGTGCATTCGTGCGTGTGCTGCACCAGGGCCAGCCCGTTGTTGTTTAGGGCATCAGTCACCGCTTCCATGCATGCTGCAAGGTCAGCGTACTTGCTTTGGAGATGCGGGTTCTGCTTCTTTTTGAGCGCAGGCCCAAAGTCTTTTTGCGCTTTGACTAGCGCGGCATACAGACTCTTCACTTGTCTTGTCCTTTCAGTAGTTTAGTAATCCATTCCACGGCTTTGCCGTTCCTTACCTGATCACCAG